CAGGGACGACGCAAAAGCACCAACAAGCGAGCCAGAGTAGCAAGCGCCACCGACAAGGGCATAATCCGTCTGTCCATTGTTGAACCACAAACCGTCACAATAGAAAGTTGAAGAACTTCCGCTCGCTTCGCAAGGAAAAATTCCCCATTGAGTTAAGGCTGCCTTGCTTATATAACCGCCTGACGTTCCTGAAGGGGCTGCTCCGATTGCAATATATCCTGAACCCGTTTCGTTGTATCCTGTCGCTGTTGAACCGTCTTCTGTGCCGTATGTTAATTTTATTTTTTGAGTTCCTGAAACATTTATCCAGCCCGCAATTCTTTCCCAGCGGTCGCCCGTTGCGTTTTCTTGCCCGAACATTTTTATTCCTTCATTACCTGAAGAACCCCAAAACAGCCCTTTTGTATTCAAAGCACCTGTTGTATGCAAGTGTGACGCTTGAGTTCCGCCTGAATAATGCCCGTTGCCGAATGTTCCTTGAGAATCAGTTGTTCTGCCGATTAAAACTGTCAGCATTTGAATAAGAAGCCAGTCTGCAAGAACTCCTGTGAACCAGCCTTCGCCGTTTGCAACAGCTGCGTTTCTTTCTGCTTCGCTTGTTGTGCTGCTTTCAGGTCTTTGCCCTGACAATGAGCGGAGCTTGCCTGAAATCAAACTTCCTTCATATATCGGCAAGAATATTTCGTCGAGCAAATCGCCGTTGTTGTTTATGTGAGCATACGCTTTGAAAGCTGAATCAACTTGCTTGTTTGCTATATAAACATAGAAACGAGTTCCGACTTTGACATATTTCAGCCATACTTGCGGAATTCCAATCATTGCATTGCCGTTATAAGAAGCATTTGCGATGTCTGAAGGTTCTCCGTCTTTTTTCAAAGCGTAGTTGTATTCGTACAGTTCATAGTCAACAGTGCCGTCATTTTTCAGCATACAAGGACGCAAGTTTCTTATAAACCACGCGTCAGCCCAGTCGCCATAATCAAAAAGCCCGGTTGAGAAATTCATTTTTGCGGGCTTGAAATATTCGTTGTCTTCAATATAATGAACACGTGTTGCGGGGTTCGGGTCGAGTGTATCAATATAAAAGCCATAAATAACAGCCCCGAAAGCATTGTGCGTGTCGAGATTGACAACTCCATTGACTGAATAAGGAAAAGCTCTGTAAAAGTATTCATTTTCAGTGTCAGGAAGTTCGTCAACGAGTGCTTCAGCAAAATGAGCGTCCCGAACTTTGCTGTCTTTGATAAGAGTTCCGTCAGTCGAGCTTGCAGGATAAGAACCCGCTTTTCTGACAATCATTGTTCCGCCCCAAGAACACAAATATTGTCCGTCAATAACCGTGTCTTGAGGGTCTGTCCATTTCAAAGAAACTTGAGTTCCTTCTTTTTTCATTTCTAAATTTCTACAATTTGACGGGGGAAGTCCTGCTCCGCCTGTTGTGACAGTGCCGCCTGTTGACCCGCCGCCGATGAGATTCACTTCTGCCATTTTCTTTTCTCCTTTTCCTACTTAATAAGCTGCATTTGTAGAGCAACAGGAAGAACAGTTGCTTCTTTTGCATAAAATGTGATTTTTCCGTCCGTCGTAACTCCGCGATAAACTTTTGAAAATTCTGCAACTTGTGCCATTTGTTCACTATGTGTCCCGGCTGGAACAATTGTGATTGTCGGAGCGTCAGTTTCAGACAATTCTTCAACTTCAATTTCTTGTGTGAATGGAACGCTGTCGCCTTCCCAATCCGTTGAAAGTGTTAATTCTCTGACAATGATTTGAGTTCTGTCAGCACTGTGAAACTTGTTGTCAATAAAAGTTCCGCGTTCAATCCATGCTGTGTTGTCAGCGTTTCTCTGTTTCAAGACTGCGTTTGCTCCTGAAGTATCAAGCCAGTGCATAGCAGGATATGTTTCCGTCGGTTCAGAAGCTCCTGTGTTGCAGCTTGCAAGCGTTTGAAACGCTGCATTCAATTGAGTTAATACTTCAAGCCCTGTTCCGTCTTTGATTTCGACTGAAGATTGCATTTTTTCTCCTTCCTTTGTGCAACAGAAAAGCCCCGCCTGATTTGACGGGGTTTTTCTATATTTTTTTATTGTTTAATATCCTTGAACTACATAATTGATTGTTTTTTGAACTGGTTGTTCATTGTTTGTAATTACAATGTCAAAAGAATCGGTTGTCGGATTGCTTATGATTTCGTCGTCCCCTTGTTCTTTGTTCAAGATAGTGACTTGAACATTCGGGGTTGCGTGAAAATGCTTTGCAAACTGAATTGTTGTTCCTTCTGCCGGGATAAGAATTCCGTTCCCGGTTTCAACAATGTCAGGAACGTCAACACCTATTTTGAAATCGTGTAATTTTGCAACAATAGAAGTTGAATTCGACGCAAGAACTGCTCTGAATTTGAATTTCTTCCCGAAATATTCTCCAGCAATAAAGTCTTGCCATTCTCCGAATTCGTCGTCGTCCCCAGCAATAGCAATCTGAATTTTTGAATTGACAATTTCAGCTCCGTTGCTTCCTGACAAACTTTGAACAAGCGAAAAGAGTTCAATCTGTGAAAACAAACTGAACGGATCTTCGCCGACAAAGGAATAATCACAAGAAATATAACAGCTTGCAGCAGCTCCGATGTCAATCACGTTTTTTGCTTCGTAAGTTCCATAAGTTGCAAGCGTTCCGCCCAAAACTAAAGAGCCAACCTTTGACAACAGTTCGATTTCAGAAAAAAGCGTTGTGCTTGTCAAAGTCAATTCTCCGAATTCGTTCACTGTTACAAATTCAGATTTTTCACCCTTCCAGCCTTCAGCTTTTTCGTCATGAATTGCAATCACGTTTTTGACAAGTCTTGCTCCTGAAATTTCAATGACTGCTGCGTGTTCAGAATACACTCCGTAATCGGGAGCAAACGCTTTGATGAAATATATTCCGTTGCCGTCTGCATTGTATCTGTTCGCTGCAATTCTCCCAAGAACTTGACCTTTCGCCCAGCTGTCGCCCTTCCTGATTTCATAAACAATCGGACGTGTGTCGTCCACTGGCTGCCATTTGATAACATTGAAGCCGTCCGAATAATAACTTGTAAGTCCTTGAACATCTTCAGGGGCTTGTTGAAGTGCAGTTCCTTTGATTGTATAGAAATAAGGTTCAACTTCTGCAAGCGATTGAAAACCAGCTCTGAAGGTGTTGAATGTCGGAAGTTTGACTGCAATTTTCTTTCCGATGTCGTCTTTTGTGAACGGAATTTTTAAAAATGCGGGAGTGTCAATTCTGCAAAATTGAGTTCCCGCATTGTGTGCCTTTGCTTCTGTTGCGTATGCAGAACGATTCAAATATGAAAGTTCATATTTGTAATCGTCAACAAGTTCAGCGTCAGCGTAAGCAAGCAATTCTCCGTCAACATAGCAAAGAGTGTTCAATCTTTCGGAATCTTGCTTTGAACCCGAAAGAAGCTCTGCTTTGCTCATTGAAACATCAACACAAAGGTCGTGAATTTTGTCGATGTCTTCGTTTGAAAGCGGAAGCGTTTCTGTCAAAACTCCCTGTCTGACAGGCTGTGTCAATTCGCCTTCTTTTCTGTATGTTTCGCCGTCGTCTGAAACCCACACTTCAGCACCGCCGAAAAGATTTTCGGGAGAAGAAATTCCGACCCATACTTCAAGTGTTTCTTGAGTAAGTTCAAAAGGCGGTTCAAATACAACAGCGGGGTTGATATTTCCGACCCCTTGAGAATAGTCAATTTTTGTTCCTTCTGCCCTTTGATGTGCGATTTTTGCAGGAGTTGCCGCTCCGACAACAAGTTCTTCAACTTCAAGCTGAAGCTGCCCGTCGTCTTCGCTGATTGATTTAATTCTGACAAGTTCTCTTTCAAGCCCCAGTTTCTTATATGTGATTGTCACAATGTCTGCGGGTTCAAGAAGAATAAACTTCAACGGCAATTTGAACTTGTATTTGTTACGAGCAGCAAGCATTCTTTCAAGTGCAAGCTGGACTGTGCGTTGTGCAACTTCGTCTGTGCAAATTTCGTGAGCCTTCAGTGTGTCTGCTGGACGCAGTCCGTGAAGTTCTATGTCTGCAAGGTCTTGAGCTTCAACAACTTCAAGATTATAGTCATTCGCCCGGTTCAAATATTCGAGTTTTACTGAATTGTAAACGTCCGCTTGTTGCGTTCTTGTGCAGACAACGGGTTCATCGTCTGCAATGAAATCATCTTCCGACAAATCATAAATCGGAGTAAGGTCAGGCTTCCACGTCTTGCCATTTGCAGACAATTCAGCGTCGCCCAGTGGAACAACTTTCAATTTTCCTTGCGACCACACAAAAGTTGAATTTGCAATTTCTGCAATATTTGACAAAATTTCCTGACATTCATTCTGTGAATCATAGACAGGAGAAAGAAAAACATTTGAAGCAATGCAAAAATCAGAAAAATTTTGCAAGTCTTCAATTGCTTCTTCAGGAAAACCCGCTCCATAAACAGGATTTGTGAGAATGTCAAAAATGATGTCTTTCGGGTTTGCGTCAAGTCTGATTGTTGAATTATATGTCAAATAAATGTGAGCTGATATTGCTCCGTAGCCGTTCAAATTGAACGAATATTTGCTGCCGTTTCTTGAATATCTTGTGAAGTTTTCAACAGTCTTTTCTTCGCCGTTTGCGGTGTAATAGACAAGCTGGCAACTTTTGTCTGATTTATAATATTGAGCATATTCAAGGTCGCCTGAAACAACGGTCAGCGTTCCTGAATTTGTTGAAAAATTAAAACCTTCAGTAATTACCGGGTCAATATCATCTTTGTTCGCAGTGAATTTTCCGTTGACTTCAAAATTGAATTGCGGAACAGACGCAGAAGAAGTCAAATCAATATTCCCGGCAACATAAGCAAGATTTCTATAATTCAAAGCACGTTCGGGGTGGAGAGTTTGCATTTCACCCCATGCACCCTGATTTTTTGTTCCTCTGAAAAGATTGAAACCCAAATCAGAAAGAGAATGAACTTCGTCTTCAATAAGAATTTTTTTAATTCCCTGAATTTCACCGAAACAAAGTCCTATCAAAACCCTTGCTGTGTATGTGTAAGTTGTTTCAGACTGCCTGCCGCCGCGTCCGCCTTTTCCCATACGTCCGCCACTGGTTGTGTGAGCAGTAGAAACAAAGTCAACACTTTCAATGATGTTTCCGCAAATTCTGTTTGTTCCATAGACAACAGACTTTGTTGCACCGAATGTCGATTGCTCATATTTTAACGCATTTATTCGCGGCTCTGTTTGTGACACCGCCTGTGTTTTTTGTCTTTGAAAGCCCATGTTTCTTTCCTACTCTTGCCAAAATGAATATGTTGCAACTTCTCTGTTTTTGTTGACTTCCTGATTGTAGTCTTGTAATGTGCAGCCGCGAGTTATGCAATTGTCAATCATTGTTCCGTCTTCATCAATAACAATGCCCGCGTGGTCGATTAGCTTTGCGTATCTGTATAGAATAATGTCGCCGGGACGCTTTTTTCGTGTTTCCGTTCCGAACTTTTGAATTCCTTGCAAATATGTTTCTTTGCAAGTGTGAAAACTGAAGTCAGGTCGATAGAATTCAGGCTGAAACAATTTAATCAAGCGAGCTTCTGCAAAAACCATAATCAACAAAGTGTGACAGTCTGAAGCTCTATAAGGAAGCATTCCGTTAACGTGATATTTTGCTCCGAGATATTTTTTCGCAATACGGACAATGTTCTGTCTGATTTCTTCTTCGTGTTGTTTTATATATCTTTTTGAATATGGTTTGAGCTTGCTTATTCTCTCAATATCAGGGTTCATTTTTTCTCCTTTACAGACTTGAATCAGCTTTCGGAATGAACGGAGTTCCGTTGTAGTTTGCAAGATTGAAAAATTTTTGCTTGCACATTGAAATTGTTTTGTCGCAACCCGCAGAAACAATGAACCAGTCGCCCTTTTTAGGTTCAAAAGGAAGCGGGGTTGATAATTCAAGAAGCCCGTTCGATTGCTGCTTGATTGATTTTTTTATGTTTTTATTTGCACCGCTTATGAATTCAATCACTCCGTTTTGATAGTAGCTCCCGGACCTGTACAAATAACAGACAATTTTCTTTCGAGTGCTTCCGCTTTCAACGGTGTTTTCTTCAGAATGGTCTTCTTTCTTAACTCCGCAAGCGTTGCAGTATAAAGAATAAGAACATGAAGCCTGATAAACAGCCGAAGGGAAGTCTTGATTCAATAATTCTGTCATTGATTTGACGTTAAGTTTGACATAACTTCCCGATACTTCTTCAACATCAACTTTCCCGCTGAACATATTTTCAAGAACAAGCGGCTCCTGGTCCCAGCCGTCCTTATAAAATGCAAGGTCCATTTGAACTTCAGCACCGTCAAAAGTTCCGTTCCTGAAGGCTTCAATCATTCTGACAGTTCCGACAAGATTTTCGTCTGACGGGTTCAGTTCGATTGTTACATCATCAACCGACAAACCGCAGTCCCATGATATTTCAGAACGAGCAATGCAAGCACTGTCACAAGAATATATCAAATCTTTGTAAGTAATATCAAAATCGGCTGAAGTGTATGCAAGAATAGTTCCGTTTGTGAGTTTAAATCTGTATAAGTCCGCAATTCTTATTTTTTCGCTATCTTCAGAAGCAAGAAATTGAACGAGTTCGGGACTTGCTTTTTTCATTGTTTCTTCTCCTTTATTTAACAGTAAGCAAAGAAATTTCTCCGCTCCAAAGTCCTTCCCATTCTCTCTCAAGTTCAAGTTCTTCATTTTCAAAACGTACTCTGAAATAATAAGAGCCGCTCCAAGAAAGAAGACTTCCAGCAGGCGGAGCTTCGTCAAATATAATCAACCCAGTGTTTGAATATCTGAATGCCGTTGTTTCTTCTCCGTTTATGAATATGTGCGGAGCTTCAACAATACCTCTGACGGGTTCAATCCAGTCAGGCAATGAGCGAACAAGCTGAAATTGAATTGAAACTCCGTCACCGACAGCGAATGTCTGATTTTCGCAATGATTTTCGACATCGTCCCTGTAAAGGAAGTCTTCAAAATTTCCGCCGACAGAATTGAAAAACCCTTGCAGCTTCTCAAGTTCGCCTTTTGCAAGCGTAACACTTTGAATGCTATTGTCGGTTATAAAATTGTAATTTAATTCAATGCGATAACGCGGGAAACTCCATTTTTGAGTTCGAGTTTCCCGACCGCTTTCAGATTCATAGACGTTTGATTTCCATATCGGAGTTTTTGTTTTTTCTATGGACCACCCCTGAAATTCGGGGAAAATTTTATTCGACATTTTCAGCCTTCCTTTAATTCGTAAGTGGTGTCAGTTTGCGTTTCTTTATGCCTTTTGACAAGTTTGAATGAATTCTGTTTGTAAATTCGTCAAGCCTTGATTCAAAGCTCTTTGCGTCAGTCGTTGAAATAGGCATTGAAACTGAAATCGAATATTGATTTGTAGTTCCGCCGCCCCCGTTCAATGCAGACGTGTCAGGCAATATTGTTCCGCTTCTGTCAGGAATAAACAATTCAGGTCGTTTTTCTCCGACAACATAAGGTTTCCCGGCTTCAACTGGTCCGCCTTTTTCTCTGAATTGAACAAGAGAATCTGCTGCCATAATTGCCGCCCCTGTTGCAAGTGCAGCACCCGGAGCAATAGCCCAGCCCACAAGTGGAATTGCTGCCGCTGAAGCTGCTGCAAGGGCAACTGCTAAACTTGCAACGGCTTTTGCTGCAACTGTCGCCGCTGCACCTATGACCGCAAATTCAGCTGTCAACATAATAGAAATCGGAGCAAACATCATTGAAGTTGTTGCTGTCAATAACATTGTCGCGTTCATCATTCCAAGGCTTAACGCTGCAAGTGCTGAAGACAACGCAATGATTGTTGTTGATAATGCAATCACCGGGAGCGTAACAGCACAAATTGCACTCGCTGTCGCTAACGAGAAAAAAGCACCCGCAAGGCTTGTGACAGGAGAAACAAGAGCTGTGACCCCGCCCGCCATAGTTGCGGAAGCTCCAGCCATAACACCCGCAGAAGTTGCAGTTGTAGCTGCCGCAGCTCCTGCTGACGCTGCAACGGTTGCGTTGCTTGTTGTCAAAACAGCATTTGCTGCACTCAATGCCCCAGCAGAACCAGCTGTTGCGGTGTTACTCGCAGCAACAAGTCCGTTTGACGCAACAACAGTTGCATTTGTTGCAGCTGTTGAGCTTGCAAAAATGCTGTTGTAAGCAACTTGAAGCATTTTCTGTGTCACCCATTCGGAAGTCATATTCACAACCGAATCAATGAAATTGTCAACCAAAGAATCGAGCAACGAGAAACAAGCGTCAGCGAATGTCTGTTCACCTTTTAACATTGAAGAAAAAGAGCTTGAGAAGCTGGAAGTCATTCCGTCTGTAAAACTTTTGAATTTTTCCAGTTCGTAAGTTTTTAATTCAACATTTTTCCGGGTCAATTCCTGCGTCAGCTGTTCTTGTGTTTTTATACTGTCGCGACGAAGTTTGACTTTTTCAATTTCATTGTTTCCCATGAGCTTGAGTTGTTCATCGAGAGATTTTTTCTCAAGAGCAATTCTTTCATGTATCAATGCAATTTCGCCTTCAAGCTGCTGTCTTTTGCTTATTTGATAAGCTGAACGCTGCAATTCAAGGTTTGAAATTCTTGCGTCAATTGATTGTTTGTCCGCTTCAATCTGTTGAACGAGCAAGGATTGTTGAAGTTCTCGAACCTTCTTTGCGTGGTCCTGCTCAAGTTTTAATTTCTGAGCAAGAGCTTGAGCGTGTTCGGAAGTTCCTTTTTTCGTTGCAGCGAGTTTTGCTTCAGCCTGTTTCAACTCGATTTGAAAAATTTCTTCGTCAGTTCTTTCGACAATATATTTTTCTTGTTCAAGTTGTGCAATCTTTAAGTCAAGAGCTTCTTTCTGACGCTTTTTCGCTTCAGCAGCAGCTTTCTTTGCTGCTTTTTCATCAACTTCGCCAGCTGTTGACACTGAAGGAACTTTGACATCTTTTTCAAGAGCAGTCAATTCATTGATTATGCCCTCGCGTTCTTTTTTGACATTTTCAAGTCCTTTGTTGATAGCGTCCTGATCGCGTTGAAGTGCTTTGCTTGCTCCGCGTCTTCCTGTGTCTTCCGTAGAAATAGGAGTTCCGAAACGAGCAGCAGAAATGAGCTGTTGCTGTTTATAACCTTTGACAGCCCTGTCAACTTTTTTGTCGATTTTCTGCTTTCTTTCAGTAAGCTCTTTGACTTTTGCAAGTGTCATTTCATTTGCAATCTGTTCTGCGGTTGCTCTTGAAATTTCACCCTTCAGACGCAATTCTTCTTTCAAACGTCCGATATATTTCGGATATTTTTCAGTCAAATAAGTAATTGCTTCATCAAGACGCTTTGTTTGATTGTAGTCAAGATTTTTTACTCCCTGAAGTTCTTTCAATGTGCGAATTGCTTCAGTGGTTTTGTTTACTTGTTCATTTTGAGCATTGTTCAATTCTTCAATTGCTCTCGTTGTTTCTTGTGTTGCCTGCCTATAAGCCCACCACGCAGCAGCACCAGTTCCAAGAACAAGGGCAACCCACGTCAAAGGACAAGCAAGAAGCGAAACAGTCAAGGCTTTAACTTGAACAATTGTCCCGGTCAATGCAGCTCTAAATTGCATAAGAGCAAGAGCAGAATCGCCTTTCAGATATGTTGCAAACGCAATTTGATAAGCTGTTGTTTTTGCTGTTATTGTCCCGAAATTACGCATTGAAGTCATAATTGCGACAACAGCAGCATTCGTCAATGGAATTCCGGCAGCAAGAGCTGCAATTGCAACAGCTGCGTCTTTTATACCACCGACAACAACTTGATTTGCTCCAGCCCAGCTTTTTAATTTGTTTATCAATTCAGTTGTTGCATTGATTGTCTTTGTGATTTCTGTCACTTGCTCTTTTAAAGCAGGAACAGCCAAGTCTGAAATGGCTCTTGTCAAAAGCGTATAAGAATCACGCATTGTTGAAAGTCTGCCTTCAAGGGTTTCAGACTGTTTGTTCATCATTCCATAAAAGCGACCGCCTTCAGAAGTCGCGTCAATGAATGCTTGACGAACCATTTCAACAGTGATTTTTCCGTCGCTCATTTCTTTTTTTAAAACCGCGATTGATTTTCCCGTTGTTCTTGCCATTTGTTCAAGAGGGTTGAAGCCTGCATTTATCATTTGAAGCAAATCTTGTCCCATGAGCTTCCCGGCTGAAGACATTTGAGAAAAAGCAAGCGTCAAAGATTGCATTCTCTGCCTATCTCCGCCCGCAATATCTCCGAGCATTCTCAAATCAGGAAGAACTTCTTTGACATTGATTCCGAAATTCAGCAATGTTTTTGAAGCGTCGAGAAGGTCTTGCGTTTCAAACGGAGTGACATTCGCCATGTCTTGAATTTCATTGACAAGCTGTTTTGCTTTTTTAGCGTCGCCCAGCATTACACCAAACTGAACTCCTGCTTGTTCAAAGTCTGAAGACGCTTTGATTGCCTGCGTTCCTATGTCTTTGATTTTTTTGACAATTTGAGCAGCACCGAAACCAATTCCAAGCCCTGCAAGAGCGGTTTGAAGCGTTTTTGTTGAATTGACGCACGCTTTCAGTCCGTACTCATAAGCGGCGGAATCAAGGTTCAATTTTACTTTAATATTTCCGACATTGCTTGCCATTGTTTAATTTCCTCAAAATCTTTTCAGTGCTTCAGTAACAGAAATTTTTTCTGATTGCTTTTTCGGTTTTCCTGCTGGAGTATTTTTTCGTTTCTTTTTCGGATTGTTGACTTCTCTGTCCACTTCAAGAACTTCAACAATTTTTCTATGTGTTGAATTCCAAAACATGGCTTCTGTCCACCTTAAATGCGTTATGCACGCGTAATATAAATAAGCCCAGTCAATTATGTATTCTTTTTCTTGCGGGGCTTGCTTGCTGTCTTTTTTTTAGAACCGCCGTTCTGTTTTTCTTTATGGTCCTGCGGTCTTTTCGGAAGATATGCTTCAACAGCTTGAACAACTTTGTCTGACAGCTCTTTAAGTTCAGACAAATTCAAATCAAATAATTGTTCGAGATTTGCTTGACTTTCAATTTTTAAAGGTTCAGCAGGGTCAAACGGAGCAAATTTCAAAGTTCCGCACCATATCGCAAAAGGAAGCATTCCTGTATCTCCGTTAATAAGCCCGTTCAGAAGGTCGCCTTCCGAAATGCCGTGAATTCTTTTCAATGCTGCAAAATTCTTCAGCTTGAATTCGATTTTTCTTTCTTCTCCCTGTAATTCAATAATGATTTCAGGATTGACAATTGAATCAACCATTTTTTCTTTTCTCCTGTGTTATAAGTGCATACAAAAAAGGGTTGCTGCTATAAGCAACCCTTTTTTGTTTTTAAATCAAGTTTTGTTATTCTTGAGGTGTGTCTTCTGTTCCTGAAGGTGTTGTTGAAGTAGTGTCTTCAAGTGCAACCGCTGTTTCGTTTGCCGTGATGATTCTCAATTCATGGTCTTTCTTTCTTTCAACAGCAGTTCCTTCAAAAGAACAAGTCCAGTAGTCGTCAGCTTTTGAAACGATGTCAAGAATACCTTTAACGCAAGGCAATTCCATATGAAAGTCAGCAGCTTCGCCGTTCACATAATCTGTCTTAAATTCAAGATTGAACAAAGCAGGGACTTGAGTTGATGTGTCAACAAGAACAGTTTTTGCATTCGGTGTAGCTCCTTCTGTTTTGATTGTTGCTCCGTTTATCGCAGCAATAACTTCAAGCGGAATGTTCACTGATTCAAACTTGACATCAAGCCCGGTCAGAATTGTGAAGCTGTCAGCTTTTTTGCCCGCTCCGTAAGTTGCGTCTTTTGTTTCTTTTGTCATTGTGACGTCCATTGATTGCAGTTCAGGAACGGTGATTCTTTTACCCTTTGTGTAAGTTGATGAAGTGTTTGCTGAAACAACAGCAATCGTCGCGTCTGAAATACTGAAGACGTTTTGTTCTGTGAATTTTTCGCCCATTTGTTTTTCTCCTTTTTTAGTTATCTGATACAATTTCGATTGTTTGCTCAAAATCTATTCTCTGAATGAAATATTCTTCAAGCCCTTCTTCAAAAACTGGTTCAACAAGTGAAACTGTTGCGGGGGTTCTTTCTCCGAACAGATTTTTGTTGATAAATTTTGCAAGATTTGCACTCTGTTGAAGGCATTCAATTTCGTTGTCTTCATCAGCTGCGGAATACACAACGAAAATATTCAATTGAGCTGTTGTTCTGAATTTTGAAGCAATTTGCATTGTCGGGTCTTTCGGTTCAAGAACAGGTTTATTGACAACAATTGCAGGAAGCGTTTCTTCTTCTTGCAGACTTTTAAAAACCTTAATCGTGAAACCGGGATATTTTTCAGTCAACGCTTTTTCAATTGCGTTTTGATAATTTTTCAATTCTTTTCCGTTTGCCATTTCAATTTTGCCCTTAATGTGTCAGCAAGTTTTTTCGGAACTTGTGACATGATTTCTTTTTCAACTGTGATTGCTTTGTCTGAATAGTCAAAAGTTTGCTTAATAATCGGAAGCCGCTCGCGTCCTGCTCTTTTCATAACCTGATAAGGAACAACCCCTGCTTCGCCTGTTTTTTTGCGAATAGGCATGAGAAAAGCCCCTTGTCTGAAAATTGAGCCACCGACACCAGCAACAACCCCAGCCCGTGAATTTTTGCGTTTTTTAGAGCCACCCTTGCCGATTTGTCGCGGGTTTAATCTTGCCAGTGATATTTTATAAGTCCCGAACCATAAACGAGCCGTCTTGTTCGTTTTATCAACTGAAGAATGAATTCTTGCAGTTCCTTTTGATGTTTTTTGCGTGAGTGGTTTTTGTTGAATCTTTGTTTCGCTTGCGGTTCTTTTAACAAGTTGCGATTTTACCCAGTTTATAACTTCCCGCAAAGCGTAATTTGAAGCATTGTTCAATTGTTTATTTGTTGCGTTGAAAAATGTTTGCAATTTTTCAATTTCAGATTTTTCAAGTTTTGCTTCAATCATTTTATTTGCTCAATTCGATAATTGCGAACCCTGTTCCGTCGTCAGATGTGTCAAAAACTTTGTATTTTGTCGAAACTCCTTCAATCTCAACAGTAGAACCTTTTACAACTGAAGCGACATCTTCTTCAATACACGTCAGACGCGGCTTTGAATTCTTTGTTGCTAAATAACCGAGAGTTGCGTCTGTGTAAGTTTTGTCATATATTCCGAGAAGGTCTTCACCGTCTTGACCTTTGTCAATGACTGTTCCTTCAGGGAGAGTGAACTTCAGTTTTCTTCCGAAGTCATTCAAGAATTGTTTTTTGTTTTCAGTAAACATTGAATTTTCTCCAAAAACCGCAGCTGAAGCATGAAACCACACTTCAGCTGTTGTTTTTTACAATATTAAAGTTTAATTTTTGCAGTTGCAGTCTTTTCAGCCTTTGCTTCAACAGCAATTCCGATATAAGCATTCGGAGTTTTTGTTGTTGAACCTGTTTCAGCTGTTGCGGTTGCAACTTTGTTTGTTGCGTCATAGTAAATTTTTTGACCGAATGCAAAAGCTGCGGTTGCTTCTGCTGCTATTTCAAAAACACCTGAAGCGTGAACTCCGCCTGTTGCACCGGGAGCAATTTCTTCAGCTGCAACGAAGACTTTGTCTTTTCCGACAATAAGTTGACCGTATTCAATAGCAGCTTCGCCGCTGTTTGTATAGTCAACAATGTCACCTTTTTGAATAAATTGTGCCATTTGATTTTCTCCTATATTGAACAGAAAGAACAAACTTTCGGGACTTTCTCCTTCAGAATTTCGTTCTGTTTGAGTAATAACTTTATATAAAGCAAGGGGAGTTGTTGCTCCCCTTAACTTTCGGCATTGACGCAGTGCGTCTTTGCGGGTTTATTTTCCGATGTTTGTTGCAAGTCCTCTGTAATCAAGAGCGGAAACACCGAAGTCGTCAAGAATTCTCCAACGAATACCGACAAAATCGAAACCGACTTGAGATTCAAGAATCGGTTGTTTATTACCGTTCAAATATGTCACTTCGATTGTGTCAACATCTGCTGAATTTGCTGCAACATAGTATTGAGTTTCTGAATAGTCGTCAAGTTCTGCGTCAACGATTAAATTCAAAGAATTTCTGTATATGTTCGCAACACCTGAATTGTTTGCAGCAGGGTCAGCTGTTGAAACTAACAATTGAGCAGCATCTGCTTCAAGAGCCGCAGGAACAATGAGAAATTCAGGTTTGTTGTTGAGAGTTTCAACACCTCGAATGTTTTTCTGCTTTCTCATAAGTTTTGTCAACTCTGAAAGAGTGGCAATTGAAAGTTTTCCTGCTATTCCTGTGTTGTTATGATCCGCATGGAACAAAAGTTTTCCGTCATAAGTCTTGCCGCCTGCAAGTGTTTTATAAACAAGTTTATTTCTTCCACGAAGTGCAGCTCTGACATAAGTTGCAGGAATTTTTGTCAAAACTCCCAAATCGTCATTGATTAGAGCTTGACGGGTGAAACCAAAGCCGCGAGCATAAGTCAACACTTTAGTTGTTGCTTTGCTGTCTTTCATTTCGTCAAATTTGATTTCACCTGTTTGACTTAATGGAAGAAGCTCTCCTGCTTCTGATAATTGATAACGAGCAGTTTCTTTGAAATCTGAATTGCTTCCAACTCCGCACCATTTGTCGAATGTCGGTTCAGCTCCTCTGTACGCTGTCGCCATTGATTTTTTAACAGTGTTGTCAACAATAGAAACGAACTGACTGTCAGGAGTTACTGCTCTGCGGAATAATTCTTCATCAGATAGCCTGTGAGCATTTGAAACACCTTCGCGAGATAAGCATTCAACGGCTAAATCACGCATACTCATTGAACGAAAATCATTTGCAGATTTGTCAGCGTCAGCTTCTCTGATCATATTCGCTCTTAAAAGCAAACCGTCAACAGCAGCTGCTCTGATTTTGTCTGCTTCAGCTTCTCCGACAATTTGAACATTGCCAGCAGCAAGAGCAGCTCTTTCGGTTTTGACTTTGTTCAGAATAATTGAACGGACTTCGTCAACAGATTTGCCTTCCTTGATATAGTCAGCAGAATCAAGTTCAAAATCTCTGCACATTGAAACGATTTCAGTTGCTCTCTGCATTTCTTCAGCTCTTACAGAAGCAATTGCAGCTGCTTTTTCGTTTTCGTCCTTTTCTTTTTTCTTCTTTTCAGCGTCTTCTTCGTCTGCTGTTTCTTCAGCTCTTTTCTGAATCTGTGAACACATAGAACGAATTTCTGCCTCAGAAAAACCTCTTGCAATTAAATCATCATAATTAAGACCTAATTGTCTGCATAGTTCTTGTAAACCCATGTTTCTTTCCCTTTCCGTACGATGTACATTTTTTATATTTGTAAATTCTTCAACTTCTCTGTTTACTCCGACATCGGTATCAGCCGGGACAGTAACAAAAGAAATTTCAAGCGGTGTCCATTTTGTAGCAACATAAGCGGGACCTGTGAAACGTCCGTTTGATGATGTTGCTCCAGCTTTGACTTCTTCCCAGCATTCAACCGAATAACCGACTGAAATCCCGCGAAGAAAACCTTTTTTGACTTTCCTGAAAATTCTTTCGCTTTCTTCGTCGTCGTCAAAGATAATGTCTGCGTGACATCTTCTTTCTGTTTCATTCAAAACAACATTTTCAGGAATTCCGACAAGTATATCGCGATTGTGGTTGAACAACGAAGCTCCGAGTTCGCGAATTCTATCAAGCTGAACGGCTGAAGCGTCGTGACATAATATTTCAGGACCGAACCAGCGTTCAACAGGTTTTTCGCTTGAAAACGAAACATGAACCCGCCTGTTTTCTTCGTCAATTTCTCGAATTTCAAAAGCGAATGTTCTTTCGCAGCGTGTATTCAACGGCGGTTTCTCATTCCGAGCAACAACTGCTTTCGGTTTGTTTTTGTCAGAATTCAAATCTCGCGTAAAAAAGCAGGGCATATTTTGAACCCTCTTTTTATTCTTTCGTTTCTTTGTCATTTTTCTGCCCTTTCTTTTTATTAAGATTGTTCATGAAATTGATTTCTTCAGCTCTTTGAGTTGCAACTTCTCTCCAGTCCTGACCGTTTTGCGAACAAATTTGAGCAAGTGTTGTTTGATTTGTTTCAAGAGCAACTTTGTTTGCGTTTACTTCTTTTTGAGGGTCAATCCAACTCATACCCGGAGCAATCCAGTTGTGATACAAATAATTTTCTTTATTTTCAAAAAAATCAGGAATGTGCAGCTTCCCGGCAAGAACAGCTTGCGTGATAACTTCACGATAAACAGGGCGGCAAAAATGACGCTTCAGGAACTCTTGTTCGCTTTCATACGTCTTGCGGTCTTCAAGCATACCTTGACGGGCTGAAGAATAATTCACTTGCGACATATCTCTTGAAGCAGCTTCATAAGATAAACCTTGACCGCTTGCAGACAATCTTTGTTGTGAAGTGATGAACTCTTTCGCATTGCTTGCCTGCCCTGAAGGATTGACAGAAGCGACATCGTCGCCCGGTTGTAATTCTGTAATCATACCCGGAGCAAGCGTCTTTGTTCCGTAACCAGTCGAACCGTCTTTCTGATTTGTCGGAGTGTTTCCACGTCCGACCCCGCCGCCCGGAATAGTTTTCTTGATAAAAACAGATAAACAGGCAAGAACACGTTCTTTGATTGAAACCGCTTCTGAATATTCGTTGACATCGCGAATGCGGTCAGCAGTGGAAGCAAGTTTTGAAACTTCTCTAATTTGTGAAGGTCTTTTCTTCTTGCGTATGTACAAAACGCGATTTGCTGAAACTTTTTGACTTTCTCCAAGCTGCAAACCGTCGGGAGTAACATTCTTTAACCAGTAAGCAACGGGCTTGTTGTATTTGTTGACCTCAATTCCGTTGATGATACGATTCCCGCTGCTGTCTAATTGATAAGAGAATTTGTTTCCGTCAATTTCGTCAACTTCGCGAAGCTGCAACATGAACTGAATTCCTTGTTTTGAATAAGGATTGTCAGACATAACAGCAAGAATGCCGCCGTCAACAATTTTTCTGCGAACAATCATTTCTTGCATTTCTTCAAAACAAAGTTCGCCTGCAACGTCGCAATTTTCTTTGTCGCTCCAGTCGTAGAAAATATCTTCCATTTTCCGAGCAAGTTCTTTGTCTTCAGTTCCGTCTTTTTTGAGCGGTTTTGCTTGAACTTGCATTCCGATTCCGACAACATTTCTTTCAAAAGCTCCGACAATTGCTTCAGCGATGTCAGCATTTCTTTCAAGGTCCCTTGCTCTTGCACGGAGCAAATCTCTTTGCGTTTGATTGACTGTTTCTGCTGGAGCGTTGACAGGTGTCCAGCCTGAATTCAGTCTGTCTGTACTTCCTGAATCATAGCTTCTTGACGCTTTTCTCCATGCCAGCCGTTCAAAGCCAGCACGCGGAGAAATAAAAGCAATTGCTTTGTCAAGAATATTCAAATTGTTTCTTTCCTGTTTTTGTTCCATGCTTTTTACCTTCTATCAAAACGAGCAACAAAGGTATTCTGCCCGATTCCGTTGTTCTGCTGTGCCGCCATTTGCGAAGTGATTGAACTTCTTTCTGAATATAATTTTGCTAAATCAGGACGAACAAAGCGTCTTCCGTTGATTGTGTATTCCTGACAACCGCTTTCAATTGCTGAAATAGCTTTGTTTATTTGCTGAAGTTGTTCTTGTAAGTTGTTCATATTTTCTCCTTATTTCAACCAGCTTTGCGGAGTATGAATCCAGCTTTCAGGATTCTGAACAAGACTTGCCGATTGTTGACTTTCAGTTTTTGTGAAATTCTGTGTTGCTTGCAAATCTTCCAAATATCGAACATTGAGAAGGTCCGCAGCTAACGCAGCATAAACTTCACAATCTAAAAAGTGATTGTTTATATGCGACGTTTTCGGCTGCCATATAAAACCGCCGTTTTTTGCAGGAACTTTTTCTTCAGAACAAAGCTGTTCCGCATATTCTTCATCACAATTGTTGTGAACCATGAAAGAACCGCGACCGTTCGGACGGTTCAGACGGGCTGCAATCATATCTTTATATTGACCGCCGTCAAGAATATAAAGCCGCAAGCCGTGAGCTTTTGAATTAACCCTGTCAATCATGCTAGGTTTGAAGCGTGACAACATCGGGCGGCTGCTTCCTTTTACAGGAACAAGCCAGTCTTGAGCCATTGCACAAAGGTCATAAACATCGTCAGTCTGGTCGCCTGAATCTATCGCAGCAAGGTTGACTTGAACAAACTCCCCGCTTTCTTTTTGAAAAGCTCTGTTCATTATCGCTTCAAGTTCCGACCACGAGAACGTTTGTCCGTGAGTTATTCCCCACGATGTCATATATGCTCCCCACGCTCTTATTGCGTAGTAGAAACAATCTTTTTGAACGTCAATTCCTGCGGTCAAAATTTGAGCAGCGTCAGGAATGATATTTTCTTCAAGCCCTGTTTGTCTATCAAGCACGACCTTTGAATTCATTTTGACTTCTGTCTGTTCCCACGGTTCAGCAAGCCAAGAATTGACAAAGTTCATCAATTTTTCAGGGAAATTTTTTGACCGCGTAAATTCGTAAGCAACGTCACCGAATGAAACCCACGGAGAATATATTGCATTGATTCGGAATGCAATTTTTCTTTTTCGTTTTTTTATTTTTTCGTAAACTTCGCCCGTGTCAATATCTTTCCAAACTCCAGCCCGCAGCATTGACTGTTTGTGACGGTCTGTTATTTTTTGACGACAATGTTCACATTCATAGTAAGCAGTTTCTTTTCTTTCATCTGCTGTTTTTGCGTCTTTGTCCCATTTTATGCCGTTTTTAAACTTGAAAGTTTGAAAGTGTCCGCAGTGCGGGCATGGGACATAATATTCAAAGCGACGGTCCGCAGCGAGCCAAATCTTCCAAATTGCCCCGATTTTTGTTGTCGGAGTTGAAGCTGCAAAAGAAAATTTGTCAGCCTTGAAGGTCATTTGTCTTTGTTTAGCAAGTGAAATCGGATCAGCTTCTTTTCCTGAAAAAAGCGGATATTTGTCAACTTCATCAAACAAACAATTTTTAATCGGTTTTGAAGCAAGGCTTGACGGAGAATTTGCTCCGCTAAAATATACACTTGCACCATTTTTGAAATTCAATTCAGAAAGTTTTGAACCTTGTTCGTCCCATTTTTCCTTCAGGTCAGAATTCAAACGAATCATCGGTTGAATTCTTTTTGCGGAAGAATAGTCTGCAAGGTCTGTTGTCGGAAGAACAATCAAGTTTGATGTTGCTTCCTGTGCGACAGCATAACCGACCATGTTGTTGAGAGCTTCTGTTCCTCCGACCTGTGTCGGTTTAACAAACCCGACTTCCTCAACATCAGGGTCATTGTATGTGTCCATGATAACTTTTAAATAAGGGGTTCTTGATGTGTTCCATTTGCCCGGTTCTGCATTTTCAGAACCAAGAATTCTGTTTTTGTCTGAATAATCGCTGACAGAAATTTGTTCAGGCGGTTTAAGAGTTTTAAGGGCTTCTTTTATCCAAGAAGGCGGAATGTATTTCCCGGCTTTATTCTTTGATTTTTTTGTTTCCTTTTGCTTCATATACACCGTCAATGCTCAATTGCTCAAGAACGCTTGCTGTTGTTTCTGAAACAAGTTTGCCAATTCTGCGAGCTTCAGTTTCTTCAACCAAGTGCGACAAATCAGCAGCAATTTTTCTTGAAAAGCCCAGCATTGACCGTTTAAGAACAACGAGAAAACGCTGAAGTTCTTCAACGATTTCGCCTTTTGCAATGTAATCACCTTGAGCAATTTTGTTCTTCAGGTTTAAGGCTTCAAGCTGTGCTTCTTTGACTTTTCCGTCATAATAGGTTTTTTTCTCTGAAATGCTCATTTTGTCAATGTCATTTTCTGTCATTGCTTTGAAGGAAGCATTTCTCCAGTCAAGAACATCTTTAATCGACCACCAGCCCCGCTGAACTTTCGGACACCCTCTTTCCGCCCAGCGAACAAGCGTTGATTCGTTTACGTCAAGTATTTCATATAATGCGGAAGTCGAAACGCAAACTTTGCCAGCAATTATTTTCACGTCTTTTTCTTTTGCCATAATTTAATAAAAAAGAACCCTTTGCGGGTTCTGTGAACTTAATGTCTTTCACTTAATATGCTAAACTTTTGAAAGTTGCAATTTTTCAATTTTGCAACCTGAATGAATTTTTTCGGAATTGTGTCCCCAGCCTTGCTCATTGATATATCTTGCACGCTGCGTGTAATTGTCAATAACTTTTCCATAACACAAGTCAATATTTTTTGCGAACGGAATTCTTTTGACTGGTTCTTTTTGCGGCTGTCTGATTCTGATTTTTTCTGTTTGCATTAGAAAATCGGTTGCAGCATTGAGAATGATTTCATTCCCTGTTTTCGGGTCAATTTTACCTGTGTGAATGTTATCTTGCAATTTTTCAACAGTAAGAACTTTCATTTTGCCGTTTGCAGCACGTCCGAAAAATTTATTGTGAACCTTTATACAATAACACTTTTTGCAAAGCAGAGTTTCAACAACTTGTTTGACAACTTTGCTTTCTCCGATTTTCTTCTTTGTAAAATTACGAATCAAATCTGTTTCAATACATTGAAAAGTTTCAATATCGTTTTTTGAGTATTTCACCCCGCAGCATAAAAAAGACATAGCAATTCCTTATTTAACAAGGTAGGCTTTCAAGGGCTGAAAACCTCTTGTCATAAACCATTATAAATGATTTTAGCGTACCCGTCCGGGTACAAATAAAAAAAGCGACCTGAAAGCCGCTTCTTTTATAGGTTTACAATGCTTAACAAATTATTTTTGAGCTTCAATTTTTCTTTTGTATGCGTTGTATCGTATTTGAAAAACAAAAATACAGAAAAATAATATTGCAGTAAAACCAGCATTCCAGCAATATAATTTTATAGTTAGCAAAAAGAGAATCTCTGTGAATTTCCACATTGCCAAGATTATAAAAAACATAATAAACAAAGTTTGTCTTGTAATATCGTTCATATTTTCTCCTTTATTGTCTTGCATGATAGTCGTCGCAAAAGGTCGCACGAGTATATTCTGAAATTATTTTTTTGTTACCCTTGCAGCATTTTAATTCGTCAACTTTGTCGTCGTTATAGCAATTTACGCAATCAACACATTTTTTCTCGTCAGCATTTTTCTTTTTCTTTTTTGGAATTTCTTCTTCCTCGCAACAAGGTTCCGGGATTTCAGAAACTTCTTCAGGAATAATTTCCGCAGGCTCTGTTTTGAATTCTTCTCCCGGAACAGGTTCTTCAGATTGATTTTCTTCTTTCGGACCTGGTCCCGCAGGAAGAATTTCAACTGCTGGAACTTCAGGAATTCTTGTTTCAACAATTTCTTTCTTTCTCAAACAAAATTTAATATTGAAGAAAATTTCTTCATCGTTTTTGCTTGCTGCCGTGTTTGAATCAAAATTTTTGACTTCAAATTCGGAATGCTTTTCAACAGCTTCAATAATTTCTTTTAAAATTTGAATATTTTTCATTTTTAAACCTCTCTTTCTAAATATTCAGTTACACCTTGCAAGCAGCGGTCATCGCAATTGCTTTCTTCAAATCATTGACACATCGTGCAAACAGACCTTTGTTCCCCGTCTTTATCTAAGACAAGAGCGAGAGCAAAGTCGTCAAGTGACAGCGTTTTCAATGCTTCAAATCTTTTCATTTTCTTTTTTCTCCTTCTTTTTTTCTTTCATTCTGAACCATATTTCACACGCTTTATATATCAACCTTGCACGTTTGTTGTTGTATTCAGATTCAGCGGGAGCGTGATATAATTTCAGAAACTTTTCATCGTCAAAACTGATAATTTCTGCCATGTATCAATACCCGTCATACATTGATTGTTTTTTCGGGGCTTCGTATGGTTTGACATCAAAAAGCTGTTTTTGAACTTCAGGAGCTTTCCCTTCAAGTAACTTGTTGAAGCACGCAGCAGCAAGCCGCATGAGCCTGATTTCTTCGTCCGCTTTTTCCTGCGTCATTTTGCCTGAAGCAATCTGTTTCGGATATACATTCACACGAAGTGCAGCTTCTCTAGAACAACAATCTTTTAATTTCTTTATTGTTTCAAAGTCCATTTTGCCCCCTTGCATAAGTTTGAAATATTCTTCCTGAAGGTTCTTTCAGTTCAGCTTCCGAATAACCTTTTTCAAGAATTTCTTTGAGTTCTTGTTCGCTGTATGCGATTTTTACAATATTGTTTGAAACTTTGTCTGTTGTGAAAATTTCTTCTTTGAATATTTTGTCAATATACTTTGCACGCTGAACATTTTTATTTCTTGCTTTATATTCAACGAGCGTTGATTCTGCAAATTTCGGGTTGATTACGAATGCAAAAACATTACCAAGAAGGCAAAAGGGAGAAATATTCGGAATTTCAATTTCAACAAATTCAAGCGGCTCTCCGTATTTTTGAACAAATTCATGGTCTTCTTGAATTTTTGATTTTATGAATTCCCATTTCCTCGCTTTCATACACATTGAAACAATTTTTGAATAATATGTATTGTCTTTTTCTTGCAAATATCTCAAGTGATTTTCGACAGCCAGCCAATAAGTGCAGCCATAGTTTCTGAAGTGATAATCTACAAGATAGAAACCCCAGCAACGAAAATCGCCCGATGTGAAACCGAGTGTCCCGTCTTCATATAAGAAACATTCTGAAACTTGTCCGCTGTAACATGGTCCATGTTCAATGTCTGAAACGTAAGCAATTTTTTTCTTTTCTTTCCTCATTGTTTTTACTCCTACATCATAAGTTTTGACATTTCGATTTTGACAATTTCTCGAACAAGAACAGCTCGTTTTGTTTCTGCTGGTCCTTTAATCCCGAAATACTTATATATTACTTTCAGATCTTTTTTGATTTTGTCCACCGAAAAGCAAAGCTGGTCTGCAATTTGTTGATTTGTTTTGCCTTCAATTAGCAAAGTAACAATTTCTTTCTGTGTTTCTGTTAGTGTCATTTCTCCTCAAACTCTCCCCGTTGTTTAGAACGGAATATCATCATTCAAATAGCGTTCAGGAATTCCGCTTTCCAGTACGTCATGAACATCAAACGAACACTGCGGAACAACAAGCGAATCAATATGCAAAACAAAAACAGATTGTTGTTCTTTTTTTGCAACTGCTTTCGCGTCTTCAAGTGCCGTTTGATAATTTTTATATACTTTGTTCGGGCTTCCTTTTTTTGGATTAAAAACAAGATAATTCGGGGTTTTTGTCTTGAAGTCCTTGAATATATTTTTGTCTTGTTGTTTTCTTAATGTTTCAATTCTTTCAAAAATTTCGTCAAATTCTGTTTCGTTCGGAACAAAGGCAATGTCAAGAGCATTACATAATTTTGTTTTTATTGTCTGTATATCATTCGCATGCATTGTTGCAAGCTCTTGAATTTTTGAACACATTTTTTGATTGTCATTTTGCAAATCATCATTGACAATTCTGTAAACTTCCTGCATTTCACTTTCAAGCAAAGTGCAGTCGTGCTGATCCAGCATATAAGAAAATAATTCTTGATAGGCTGGAGAAATTTCTGTTTTTTCTTTTGCAGAAGCAGCTTCTCCCGGAACAGTTTCTTCAGGTTGAATTTCTTCAGCTGAAACAACTGTTGTTGCTTGTTCATAACCTTGAAGAAAATCAACGAGAATCTGCTGTTTTTGTTTTTTGTCTGCCCCATAATCGACGAATTTTCCGACAACTTCATATATTGTTTTTCTGTTACTTTGAGCATATTTGAGAGAAATTCCGCAATTGTGAGCAGTATCAACAACGGAATCGCCGTCAAGCATACTTGCAAGAACCATTTGTTCTTTTTCTGTCAGTTCATTTTTAATCTGTTGAAATATCTTTTGCTTGTTCATTAGTTTTCCCCTTTCTGAAGTTCAATACTGTCAACAATTTTTCCGTTTGCAGTGGCGGTTTTGATATGTTTTTCATTTTCGTTCATATACCTTAACGCGTAGCCGATTAGCGAACCGTGCAAAATGTAGTCAATCGGTTCAAATTCTTTGTCTTTGCTGCTTGCTTTTAAGTCTTGCAAAAATTGGTTTGCAAAGGCTATCACAAAGGCACTGTTGCAATTTTCTTTGTTGTCGTAAATTTCAGCTTTTGCGAATTCAAGAGCTTCTGAAATCTTGTTTCTGTTTTGTGGTTCTGTTCCGTTGTTCATTTTTTCTCCTCTATAAGTTCAAATTCAATGTCAAAAACATCTTTGTCAATGGCAAGATCTGTGTTTTTACCGTTGATTATAGAAATACTTTTTATTTTTGCTTTTAATCTTTTTTCTTTGTTGTCCTTGCTTGCGTACCCGCACACAAAAACACATTCACTGTGCAGCGGAAGGGCTGTTTGTCTGCATAAAATTTTGCTATACAGAAAAAGCCTTTTAAACCAGTATTCTTTCACTTCTCTATATTCGTGAGTCTTTTCTCCGCTTTTTATTTTTTCAAACCATTCTTTCTTCAAATTGAATGTCAGCATTGTTCCGCACCTTCTTTCTTTTTGTTTTCGTAGAACAATTCAGGCGGAACTTTCACTCCGAAATAATTGAAAAGATTTGTCAAGAATTCTTCTGTCTGAGAACTTCTGCCCCATTTGTTCATTACATCAACATAAGTTTTTGCTTCGCTTGAATGATGATTTCTCACACTTTCAAGATATGCTTCAGCGTCTTTTTCTGTAAAAAAGACACCGTCGGACCACGAAACAGGCTCATTTCTAAATCGTTGAACAATTCCGTAATTGTGTTCTTCAAGCCATTCATTGATTCTGTCGTCTTCTTCCCAAGTCCCTATATTTTGAAGAATTTTTTCAAAATCGTCGTCTTCATTAAGTACTATAAGACCGCAATCGTATCTCTCACGAAGAACAGGAACAATTTCAAGAAAAGAACCTGAAGAAGATTCAAAGAAAAATTCCCCTTTGTCGTCTTGTTCAAAATTGTCGTTGAAATCAACAATTGAAAAATAATAAGGAAACCTCGTTCCCCTATTGTTCTGTGAAGACATTTCAGTCAAAAATTCAACGATTTTCTTTTTTAATTCTTCCGTATGTGTTAAGTTTTCAGGGTTCGTTTCTCTGATAATTCTCTCAATTTGATTGAGTTCTTCAAAGTCAGCAATATAGTCAAATCTTTGTTTCAGTTCGTCTAATAATAACGCTATATCTACAATTTTATTTTTATGAGAAGAAAGTTCTTGCTGCAAGCTCTGATTCTGAAGAACTACTGCATTGTATTGATTGACCGCTTGTGCAAGCGTTGTGTCAAATTCTTGCTTCATAAGCAAGAGCTGTTTTGCCGGGAAATGTCCGAGTTCGATTTCAGCACCGAACGGAAGCTCTATTCTTGCAGCAAGCATTCCTTTTCTGCCTGCTTCTTCATTTTCTCCGATTATTATTTTGTAATCGTCGGAGCTTTTAAAAATTTCTTTTTCATTTAACATTTTGTTTTCTCCTATGAATTAAGGTATTTCTGAAGAATTCTGACTGCTGATTCGCAGCCCTTCGCAACTCCGACGCAGTAGTCTTTGTCGTCGAGTTTTCGCAACCATTCTTCCTGTTCTGCGTGTAGCTTCCCGCCTTTTTGACGTTTCATTTCGATAAATAAAACCTCATGCGTTTTGTTCTTGTTTTTCTCAAGAATTATCAAGTCCGGGAAGCCTTTTGAAAGCCCCATATTTTTGAGCGTTCTTGAATATGCTGCATAGTTGAAAGCCACTTTCGGCATTTTGAAACCGTTTTGAGTGCTGACAACGCAAATTCCGTTCGCTTCGCAATATGCAACAAACGCGATTTGTTCTTCCTTTTCGAGTGGTGTTGTGTTCTTTGCCATTTCTAACCCTCAAACGGAATTTTTTCTTGAACCGGGCTTGCGTTCAGCCCGTTCATGTACTTTTTAGCGTGAACAATTATTCGTTCGAGCAATTCTTCGCAATCATTGCTGAAATAAACTTCATTGCAGCTGTCGTTTGCCATGTGCCATGAATAAAGTTCAATAAATGGTGTATTCAAATTGAATGGAGTATTCAAGCCGATAATTTCAAGTTGTGCTGTGATAACCATTCCCATGATTGAATCTTCTTTCCAAGTAATTGACAAACCTGTCGTCGTCATTCTTGAAAGCCATTCTTCAGGAAATTCAAGAGTTTCAAGAATATGTTTTGACATTGCTCGAAAATCAACAATAAATTCGTCAACAGCTTCTTCATAACCTTTGAAGGTCACTTCTTTTGAAGCCTTTGAACCGTTCTTTTGATATAAAATTGTCGCATTTTTCTCGTCTTTGCCGATTTTAATTTTTGTTATTTGAGCAGACGCAGGAATTTTTTCTTCGTCTTCTTCAGCTTCCATTTCGTTGAGATATTTTCCCAAGTGCGGAGCTTCGTCTTTTGCCGCGTCATAAATTGTGCGTTCAAAATATACTTTGTAGCCTTTTTCTGCAAGTGCTGCAATGTAATCTTCAACAGTTTTCATCTTGAAAAAGTCAGCGTCTTTGAAGCCTTTATCAATTAGCATTCTGCGAGCAGTTGCTTTGAAGTTGTTTTCCCCGTTGAAGTTCCCTGAATAGCCGTTCCCGGTGATTGTAAATTTCATTTTTCATTCTCCTTTGATAATTTGTGCATATAATGTTTTCATACTCTTTCCGTCCTTGCGTGGAGCATAGTCTTCAAAAGAAACTGCTTTTTGCAAGAACATATTGTTCGACCAGCGTTGAAGGTCCGTCAAAAATTGCGGGTGTGTTCCTTTGCGGTAAATCATCACATAAGGGGAATAACCCAGTTCAAGGACCTTTTTCACGCGAAAATAGTCTTCTTTAAGAGTTGTGTTGAAATTTGTCAAAATATAAACTCTTTTGAAGCGATCACTTTTGTTGAAGTGTTTCGCAAAAATTTTCAAACCTTTGAGAATTCGTTCTTCATTTTTCATTAAATCGAACGCAAAATGCACCATTTGAATTTTTGTTTGTGCAAGTAATTTCGCAATATCATCATCAATAAGCCTTGCGTCAAGCCCTTGAGTGTAATCGATAACAGCTCCGCTTTGAATTAACTGTTTGATGAGTTCTTCTCTATCTTTGCAAGCAAGTATATTTGCGTCATAAAGTTTTATTGTTTTTTGACCGTTCCAAAACTCCTGAAGGTCTGCAACCTTTCTACAACAAAGACCGTCTTTTTTTGAAACAATGCAAAATTCACAATTATTCGGACAACCACGCGTCAAGAAACCGCAAGCAATATTCTTTGTTTTTTCGCCATACAAAGAATAATCAGGAAACATTGATTCAATTTCTTTCGGAAGACTTTTGTCTTTTTCTTTGTTGTAAACCTCTTTGTTATTTTCAACAGATATTGCGAACCCGCTTCCACCGAATTGAATTTCGTCTGCCGTTGGAAAATAAATCAACGGATTGATAGTTTTTAAATCAAGATTGAAAATTTTTGAAATATAAACTTTGTCAAAATGCTCGAAATAATTATCAACAAATTTGACTTCGTCACCCTGCTTCTTATGAAAAGCAGAAATTTTCATCAAAGGAATAGAAGGGCTGTCTGTATCTGCAAGCAAACCAATTTTCGCCATTATTGCACCCCCTCAAATAATTTCATTTGATTTTGATTTGTAAAATCGCGAATCAATATTTGTTGTGGAAGAAAATTCCAGCAATAGTACGCACTTGAAAAACTGATTTTGTTTGCTTGACCCTTAAAAGTCATTCGTTTTTCAAACATTAACAATTGCAAATCTTTATTTTTAAAAAGTTTCATCGGAGTGCTATCGTTTAGCCATGTTAATGTCATAAGCAGTGCAAACGGTTTTCCGAAACTCAAAGCACGTTCAAAAATTTCTTTTTTGCCTGTGAATGGCGGATTGCTTATAAGAATGTCCCATTCTTCAGGTTCATAAGTGAAGAAATTTTTTCCGTCGCTGATATGCGAATAAATAACATTGAAGTTATTTTCTTTTAATACTTTGACAAATTCTGATTCTTTAGTATCAAACGGACACCATATTATTGAATTTCTGAATGGTTCAAGAAATTCAAGCAAAGGTTCAACCGCATAGCGTTCAGTGTAGCATTCGTCATTTTTGCCCGGTGTAGTGTGAATGTAATTTATATTATTTTGAGCTTTCATTTCCACCCCCAGCGAGCCAGTATCTTTTATATTTAATTTTCTTTGTACGTTCCTTGCCGTCAGCTGCGACAACAGTTTTTTCTTTTGTTTCCCAGTCATAAACAAGGGCAACTCCGAAAACACGCTGCAAATCGCGAATCGGTCCGCAAGGGTAGTTCATAAACGGAAGCAAGTCACGAACTGTCGTTGAACCTTTTTCAAGAAGCTGCTGAAGAACAATGCTTTCGTGTGTATTCAGCGAAAGAATGTGTTCAAACTTTTTCTTTCTGTCTTCAGTTGACATTTTCACCCCCTGTGTTCTTCAAGCGATAGCTTGAGTGTTTAAATATGAGTTTTTCCGCCTGTTCACGTACTCTGTCGAGCAATTTTCCAAGACGCGGAACTGTTTTCATTTCTTGAATGTCGCAGGGGTTATTGATAAGAACAAAGCATTTGTTGTCCCTGTAAAGACGGTCAAACAGCTCTGTTGCAAGATTGACTTCTCTGTCGTCTTTTGTGTTGATAACAAGTTCATCAAGAACGAGAATGTCAAATCGGCTCAAATCAACAAGGATTGTGTCAACTTTTTCTTGAGAATTAAAACTTTTTGCATAATAACAGCGATTGACAACATCAATCCAAGTAATATATAAACCGTTGAAACCCTTTGACAATAAGGCTCTTAAAATCGCATAACCGACAGAAGTTTTCCCGTTTCCGAATTCGCCTATTAAGTGAAGCGAAGCTCCGCTTTCCGGGTTGAAATTTTCAACATATTTTTGAGCGTCTGCAACGTGTTCAGTTCCGAGCTTTTCAAGTTTTTCAAGAGTTATGTCAATATAACGCTTGCCGATGTTCGCTCTTTGGTATCTTTCACGCAAGGCGGTTTTCTTTTTTTGCTGTTCTTTGCGTTCTTGTTCTTCGACATAGCAATCGCAGTCAACAGCAAAAACTTTTGTTTTTCTTCCGAGTGCTTCAACCGTTATTGCTTTGAATGGTTTTCCGCATATTTTGCATTTTTTCGGTTCTGCGGCTTCCTGCATAACTTCGCCGCACAAACTGCCGATTGTTGAAAAATCTGTGTTTTTAACTTCGTTAATACTCATAACCGCTCCCTTCTGCTTTTGTATCGCCTGAATTGTATTTGTCGCCATATATGCCGATGTGATTGTTCAGAATAGAGCGGAAATCTATTTTGTTATTTGCAATGACAATGAGTTTATTTGCCTTCTGACAAACAGCTTTGAAATATTCAAGATTGTCATTTGTGACGGTTCTGAATTCAGCAATTGCTTGAATGGTTTTGTTGTGCCTTCTTTCAAAACCAAGTTTCACAAGCTGCGGACATTCGTCTTGATAAATTTTGAAATATTTTTCGTTTGCAGCGTAGTCATACGGATCATAAACTTTTGAAAAATTTTCGCCTGAAATATTAGAATTTATATTTCCAGTTTCAATTTCAGATTCAATTTCAATTTCATTTTCAGTGTTTTGCTTTGTTTTTGCTTCAGGTTTTGCTTGAGCAAAATCAGCAGCAAAATTTTCATTTTGCTTTCTTTCGCTGCTCTTTTTTCCGCCTTTAGAACCAGCGGAAGAACGCTTGTCGCTTATAATTCCGTCTTTTTGCATTCGTTTCTGAATGAGTTTGTCACCTTCTATATGAACAACTTTTTCTTCAAGAAGTTCAGTCAAACCTTCAGCAATTTCTTGAACAGAAAACGGCATATTTTTTGAAAGCTGCGAAGCAAATTCTGAAACTTGCTTGCTTTTTTGCTCAAGCAAGTTTTCAGATTTGCTTTCATTTTGCTTATATTTTTGCTTGAGCAAAATTGTTCCGTATTCTTCAGACTTGTGCATAATACACATCAAGCGAATATAAATTCCGTTTGCTTTTGCGGAACATTCGTTCAATTTTTCATCTGTCATGAAGTCTTGCACATATAGCGGAAAATAAGGCTGATTTCTTAATGCCATTTTTAAACCTCGATTAAATCTCTGAAATAGACAGGCTGTGTCAATTTCTTTGTCGCGACGCAATAATCGCACACACCGCAGCGGACGGGTTCGACCTTCCCCGCCTTTAATTGCAGAATTCGCGGAACATTCTTTTCAACTTCATAAAGAATCGGAGCAAAGTCTGTTCCGTTTTCAGCAAAGCCGACAATTTCCCGGTTCGGGACTTTTTTCTTGTCAACAGCTGCAAGATAAACTGAAAGACGTTCTTCGCCTGAGCAAATCGCTTCAATTTCGCGATATATTGCAGCTTGTATGTCATAGCCCCACCATTCAACAAAAGAAACAAACGTCCCTTCGTCTTTAACCCAAAAACGCTCGCAAATATCTTTGACATATTTCAGGTCAACAATTGCTCGTTTTCTCAAATAAGAATCGAGTTTGCACTTCCATTTCGCCCCGAAAAGCTCCGCTGTCAGAATGACTTGTTTTTCACCTGACATATAGAACATGAACATTTCGTCACGTTCGAGCATTTGAATTGTGTCGTTTGTTTTCTGAAATTTCGCATACAATTCAGCGTCTGTTTTTCTGAAAATTTCAGGGTGTTTTGCTTTGAACAAGTTCAATGTCCCTTCAAAGTGTGCGTCGATATACGAACCGAGAAGCGTTGCTTCTGTGATTTCGTCAACCCATTCTCCGCGAAGTTTTGCAATTGCTCTTGCTTCGCAACCGCGTTGTTTCATTGTTCCGCAAAAGTCCTTGTATTGACTGACTGACAAATATTCTTGATTTGCTTCTTGTGAATAATAATTCGCTTCAGTCAAAAACATTACTTGTCCCCTTTTGTAATTGCCTGACAAGTACGACAAAGCGGTTTGCTGAAGTGTTTGTTTGAATAACTGTTTTCAGCCCATGAAATTTTCTTTCCGCAGCTTTCGCAGAAGAATTCTTCAGTCTGATTTTCTTCTTTCGGACCCGGTCCCGCAGGAAGAATTTCAGAAGTTGTTGTTTCAACGGGATTTGCTTCGATTTGCTTCACTTGTTCTGTATATATATTTTTTACAACTGGAGCTGCGGGAAGGGTTTTTGAATCAGTTTTGTTGAATTCAAATTCTGACGCTTCTTCATAAGCTCGAAGTTGTTCAGGGTTTTCAAATACTTTTTCAACATTCTTCAGGTTTAATCGAAGAACGGTTTTTTTGTACATTTCGCCCGGTCGATTTTTCCATGCTGAAGAATTAGCAGCTTTTGAATAATTTGTGCGAACTTCGTCCATTTCTTCTTTTGACATTTGAGCTGAAACGGAACTTTTGTCTGTAAATAAGACAATCGAAAAAGCCCCTTCAATTGCTTCGTTATTGAAGCGAAGCGGCTTCCAGTTTATAAATTTTTTATTGTCTTTGACTTCAACTTCGTAGAAATCACCCTTGCGAACAACCTCTGTTGTAATTTCTTCAATAGGCTTGACGGAATAGAGCTTTGCGAGCTTCTTTTCTCCCTTGTAATCTGTTTGAAAATTGACGTCTTTTTTGCCTGTATCTTTGTTTTTGTACGGTATCAAGTAGCATTCCTTGTTCATAAAATCAAGCCCAAGAATTGCCCCTTTCATAAGCCCTTTAACAACTGAACCCGGTTCAACTTCTTCAATATCGTCAATGCTATCAAGAGCGGAAAGACAGTTTTGAACAAATTTTGTTTGATTAAAATTCTGCGGTAATTGTGCAGCTTTTTGAATCAGTGTTTCTGTCAGCTGCTTTTGAATAGCGAGTTGAAATGCGTTTTCCATGTCCTTTTCTCCTTCTCCTTTTCAGGTTTAGTCCTCAATGAAGCGGACAGACGGAATTGTCGTCCGCTCGATGAAGACTAATCCTCGCAATTTTCGCAGCCGTCGCAGCAATCACAAGAAGCCGTTTGCATTGCAAGGTTTTTGAGTGCTTCTCTGACAACTGGCGGAATATTATTCGGAGCGATAACGTTGACATCTATGTTCGGAGCTTTGTTCGCTTTTTTTTGATAAGGTCTGCCTGAATATGTTAGTTCTTCAACTGACACATTCTTTGTGTTTTGAAGCTGTGCAACGAATTTGAACACTTCAAGCGAAAAATCTGTCGATTTTGACTTCATTAAATCGTTGTTGAATTTGTAGTCTTCTTCGTTTTCTTCATATCTCAAAGAATTTTTGTCAACTTCAATGAGTTCAGCAAATTCAATTATTATTTTTTGAGAATAAAGTCTTTTGTTCGGGTTTTCTTTTATTTCCTTGAGAAATAGCTCTTTTTTTTCTTTCATTGACGCTTGAATTGCTTTTCCGAGAGTTTCTTCGTCGCTGATTCCTTCGTCAATTGTTTCACCTTCTGCAAGTTCAATTTCTTCAGCTTCTGCTGCAAGTTTTGCTTTTTCTTCATCTGTCAAGCTGTGTTCCTGTTCGATTTCATTGTTGATAATGTCGTCGTGAGAAATGCCTTCTTGTTCAAGGTATTCTTTCAATTCTGTGTTTGTTTGTTCTGACATTGTTTTTTCTCCTTTTCTTTGTCGCGTGTTATCTCAAACAAGGTTCGCCTTTGAACCCTGCAATTTTCTTTCCGCAAAAACAACCATTTGTTGATGTTTTAGGAAGTTTAATCATTCCGTTACTTCCGCAAGATTTGTCACCGTTCCAGCCAGCAACACATTCAACACAAAGGGTCATTCCTGCGTTGACTGAAATCTGTTGTTGTTTTGTGTACTTCATTTTTTGTTCTCCTTTTGTGCTTTTGCCCCGAAGGGCTGCGGGTTTTTAAAACCCGCCTTGTTCCCTGTTCTCCCCCGAATTAAAGTTCAACAACTGTCAATTCGCTGTCGTCAGTCGTTCTCGTTGCGATAAATTGCAAGCCTGCATTCTTGCACTTTTCAAAAAGAGCAAGCCTGTTCTTGCTGGAGAGTTTTTCAACTCCGTCAATAAGAACAATTTGAAGCCCTTTGTCGTTTTTCATAGCAACATCGACACAAAGATTCAGTTTTTCGCCTTCAGACAGGTTGCTGACTGGTAAATTGTTAATTAAAACAATGCTGCCGTCTGTTGTCATATTTTCGAGCGGCAATTCCGCTTCGCTTAATATTTGAGCTGGTAAGGTCCGAGCAAGTTCAATTTTATTTGTGAATTCTTCCGATTTTTCTATCAGAATGTCGATTTCTTCATTGATTTTCACCATTCTTTGATGTTCTGACAGGTGAATTTTCATTTTGTTTGCGGTTTCTGCTTCGTCCTGAAGTTCTTGAACATTGATTCTCTTTTTATTCAAGAACGGTTCAAACGCTTTCAGTTCTTCGTTATATTTTGAAATGTTTGTTTCAAAGTTCGCTTCAGCAACTTTGATTTTGTCAGCTTCATTTTCACCGATTTTTGACAAACGCTCTTTTGCTGCAATAAGTTCAGCTTCTAAAGACGCGATTTTTGTTTTTTGAACGGTGATTTCGTCAAGTATTCCCTGTTTAATCTTTGAAATTTCGGTTTCTTTTTCACTCTTGAATGCAGCAATTTTTGTTTCATAGTTTTTCTGCATTTCTTGAGCTTTTTCAATTTTTGCGTTGTGTTGAATAGCATTTTCAATCTTTGAATAAGTTTCTCCGATGTTGTATGCTTCCCATTTTTGAGCGTTGAAGCCTTCAGGGATAGAACGAACCATTTCTTCAACAACGGCTTTTTTCTCTTTAATTTCGCCGTTTATTTTTCTGCGTTGCTGGTAGTAAAAACCGTCTTCAGAAGCGATTTGCTGCAACACTTCGAGAATTGTCTTTGAATAATCAACAGCGGGCGGAATTTCTCCGAACCATTGTTCAATTTTGTTTAAGTCCCAGTCGTATTTTATAAGCTCAAGAAGAATTCTGTTCTGTTCTTTTTCGTCAAGCTCAATGAATTGAACCGGGTTCAACTGCATTCTTGAGAATAAATTGTTCAAAAATTCTTCAGGACGTTGAACTTCCTTCCCGTTTTCCGTGATTTTTTTGTAATCAGTCATATTTGTTCGTGGTTTTCGCTGAATAGCAATTCCGTTGTCAAATTCAATAAAAATTTCGCCTTCAGTTTCGCCGTTTTTGACAACATATTCGCGATCAGTTTTGTTTGAGAGAGCAAGACGAATTGCGTCAAGAACAGAAGTCTTTCCTGTTCCGTTAGCTCCGAGAAGTTCAAGACTTTTCCCGTCAGCTTCAAATTCGGATATTCCGAACAGATTTTTGATTTTTAATTTTGAAATTTTCATTCTTCATTCTCCTTGTTTGCGTGCAAATATTTCAAAATGTGAGCAATGACATCAACAGTCCAGCCATTGCCGAGCATTTTATATCTTTGTGCGTTTGAAACTCCTTCTGTGTAATTGTCGGGGAGTGTTTGAAGACGTTCGCATTCTCATGCTTGCACCTTCTTGAAGTTGTATTTTGCTTGAAGTGCAGCAATTTTTCTCAAATATTCTTGTTGCAACAAGAACCATTCAAAGTGATAGTCGAGAGTGTTTTCTTTGACCATTTTTTGAACTTCGTCATGTGCTCTCGTAAGCGGAAACAAATTCACTTCGTTTGAAACTTTGTCGTGGTCCGCAAAAAATTTTGCAAGAGCTTCTTCTAAAATACTGATTTTTTGTTGTTGAGTAAGGTTTTCAGCATTTTTCTTTTTTGTAAGTAAATTACACAACGCTTGAAACAAATTTTTTCTTTCTTTTTTGTCTGTTGTTCTTTTCTTCATCTTTCGTCCCTTTATTGTTTTGTATTCTTTTTCTGTCCCGCTCTGCCCGCCATTTTTCAAAATCTGCTCTGATTGCGGGGTTCTCGAAGTCGCGTTCTAAAATCTTGAGAAATTGTCGAGCAATAATTCTTCCGTCTGTTTCGCTTATTTTTGAAACATCAATGCTCATGAGCTACTCCGCAAATAAAAAGTCAATTGTGTAATTTGCTTGTGGATTACGCTCAAGAAGCAATTTTTGAATTCTTTTTGCTTCTTCAATAGTGATTCCGACTTCGCCGTTCAATTTGCGACGGACCGTTTGCGGAGTGATAGCAAGTTCATTTGCAAAGTCTTCATTTTTTAAGCTGCAACGAACCATTTCCGCTTCAAGATTTTTGAATTTAGGCATTTTTCCTTCTCCATTTTTCTTTTATTGAATAAATACTCTTTTTATATTCCGTAAACGGAATAATTAAATACTATAACCATATACGGAATAAGTCAAGCATTTTTATTCAATAAACGATATAAATATTTCATAATCTGTAATAAAATGAACAAAAACTGGACTTTTAAAGGGTTTTAATGTAATATAATGAATATTAAGAAAGGTTAAGCCAATGAAAAACATCGACGTCGAAAAATTAAACCAACTACGTGAAGAACGCGGATTTGCAATCAGAGAAGTTGCTGAAATTTCAGGAGTTCCGATGAGTTCTTGCTCAAAAATATTTGCAGGCTTGAACGACAATCCAACTCTTGACACGTTGAAAAAACTTGCAAAAACGCTGAATTGTATTGTTGACGATTTTCTTGTCCAAGAAAAAGAATACTATTCAGACAGAAAAACCGCCGAACTTGCGGAACAGATTTTTGAAAAACCCGAATTGAAAATTCTTCTTGACGCAAGTCGTGACTTAAACGTGTCCGACTTAAAGGCTGTTACAGAGATTGTCAACAAGATAAAAGGGGCAAAATAATAATTCTTGAAGGCTCAAAAGAAACGATTCTGAAAGAAGAATTTCTTGCAATATATGCAGAATTGCCGACTTCTGTCAAAGGTTTAGTTCTTTATGATAAAAACAAAGAAAAATTCACAATTATTCTGAACTGTCTTTTTGATTTTGCAACTCTCCGAAAAACCTTGCGACATGAATTGCTTCATATATTCAGAAATGATTTTCTTTCAATAAAAAGAGCAAGTGAAATCGAATTTGAAACCCATTAAGGAGTAAATATGAAAAAAATATTGTTATCACTTATAATATTTTTAATCGCAGCAACAGCAGCACATGCAACCGCAACTGCGGAAATTCAGAATTGCGATGTAAAAACTTATAAAGATTTTATTGTCCGAAAGTATATGACAAACGGTTTTTGTGTCCAGTTCCCGAATGAATATTCTCTTGTTGCTTCAAAAGAAATCAGTGGAGCAGGAACAAAAATGCTCATGAAAATGGTTGCAGGAACACGAACAAATAATCGTCTTGAAGCTCAAGCAAATTACAATTTCATTCAAAGTGGAAAAAATGTTCTTGTTCAACTGACAATTGTTTCTGTTTCAGATTCGGGAACAACTTTGCAAAAAATAAGAAATGCAAACCCGCAACAGGAAATCAACGAGCTGAACGCAGTCAATGCTGAATTTATAGGAAATTTAAACAATGATAAAAAGTAAAAAGAAACAAAAAAAGCAGCCCGGAAAAAGGGCTGCTCTATATGGAAGATTTTCTCCCGGACCAAATCAACGCGAAGAATCAATCACGGGACAATTTCGCGAAGGGGAATTGCTTTGCGAAAAAAACGGCTGGAATATTGTCTTGCGATATGCAGACAGGTCATTGACAGGAAGAACTGACGACCGTCCTGAATTTCAAAAGATGATAAAAGACGCAGAAGCTGGACTTTTCGACATACTTGTTTGTTACAAAACAGATAGATTTGCACGTGACAGGCTTGACGCTGCAATCTATAAAAACAAATTAAGAAAATATGGGGTTCGTGTTGTTTATTCAAAAATGTCAATTCCTGAAGGTCCTGAAGGAATTATTCTTGAATCTGTTCTTGAAGGTCTTGACGAATATTATTCAAAAGACCTTTCTCAAAAGATTTCAAGGGGTTTTTATGATAATGCTTTGCAATGCAAAGCTGTCGGCGGAACTGTTCCGTTCGGATATTATATTGACGAAAACGGAAAATATAATATTAACCCCGAACAAGCTCCCATTTTAAGAGAAATTTTCATTCGTTATGCTTCAGGAGAAAGAGCAATTGACATTTGCAATGACTTAAACGAGCGGGGTTTCCGTACTAAAAAAGGAAACTTATTCGGAAAGAATTCGCTTCGAGGTTTTTTCAAAAACTCAAAATATATGGGAGTTTATCAATTTGAGAGCGGGGACGAAAACTTTGAAGATGTTTCAATTGAAGGCGGAGTTCCTGCAATCGTTGACAAGGAACTATTTGAAAAAGCTGCAATGCGTCTTAAAACTAACCAGCGAAAAACGCAAAGCATTGATTTTCCGCCACCTGTTTTTTATCTTTCAGGAAAAATGTTTGACGCTGTTTGTGGCGGGGCTTTCATAGGTGATAGCGGAACGAGCAAATCAAAGAAAAAACATTTCTATTATACTTGCCAAAACAAAAAAGCAAGAAAAGGTTGCAAGACAAAATCAATCAGAAAAGACTTCATTGAGGATCTTATAATCAGCTATACAAGCAAATATGTTTTGACTGAAGAATTTATTGAATACATTGCAGAAATAATTCTTATGCTTCAGGAAGAAGAAAAAGACACAAGCGTTCTCAATTCAATAAAAGCTGAATTAAACACAACAAAAACAAGCCTTCAAAATATCATGAAAGCAATTGAACAAGGAATTTACACAGAAACAACAAAAACAAGATTGCTTGAACTGGAAGACCGACAACTGCAACTTGAAACACAATACAAAATTGAAGAACTGAAAATCCATGCTCCAAAAATTGAAAAAGATTTCATTGAATACAAATTCCGAAAATTAGCAAACGCAAATATTGAAGACCACGAAACAAAAGAATGGATTGTCAATATGTTCATTCAATCTGTTATTTTGACAAACGATTCAGCCATAATTGCGTATAATTTTGCACCGACTGAAGACTATTCTGACACCGTCGAAATTGATTTTCAGACATTAAAAAACTCACTGAACAAAAGTGTTCGAGTGAGTTCTTTAAACTGGAGGTTAGGAGATTCGAACTCCTGACCCCCTGCGTGCAAAGCAGGTGCTCTACCAGCTGAGCTAAACCCCCACAAGAGTTTCTACATTTATTATATTACATGATAAATTTTTTTTGTAAAGGGGGGGGAATAAATTACTTACAGCTTCTTTACAATCTCTTCCAAGCAAATCTTTACATGCGCATAATTTAACCCGCCCTGCATATACGCAACATAAGGTTCACGCATAGGTCCATCTGCCGAAAGTTCTATTGTAGAGCCCTCAATAAATGTTCCCCCTGCCATAATTACCTGATCCTCGTACCCCGGAATATATTCTGGAATTGGTGTTACATATCCGTTTACAGGTGATAAAGATTGAACTGTCCTACAAAACTCTTCCAAATGTTCAGGCTTACCAAATATTATATTCTGTATAATATCAGTTCTTGCTTCATCATAACGCGGAGCAGAATTAAAACCAATATCCTCAAATACTTTTGCTGCAAGTATTGCCCCTTTAACAGCTTCAGAAACAATCGATGGTGCCATAAAAAGCCCCTGAAAAATGAGTCTATGCTGATTAAACATAGCCCCACCTTCACTACCAATTCCAGGTGCAGTCAATCGATTGGCAGCTCTCTCAACCAAAAGTTCCTTTCCTGCAACATACCCGCCGGCTTCCACAATTCCACCGCCAGGATTTTTAATCAAAGAACCGGCGACTAAATCTGCACCTGCCTCCAAAGGTTCCTGTTTATCAACAAATTCTCCGTAACAATTATCTACGAAACAAATACAATCAGGATTTTTAGCTTTTACGATATTACAAATCCTGCCAATAGTCTGCATTGATAAAGATTTTCGTGTAGAATAGCCTTTAGAGCGCTGGATTAAAACCATAGTAGTTTTTTCATCGACCATTTCTTCAAGTTTTGCAAAATCAACATCCATTCCATTTACAAGCGGAACCTCATCATACAAAACTCCATTACCTATAAGAGAAGAACGCTTTGTTTCCTCATCGCCCGCAGTTCCGATAACTTCCTGCATAGTGTCATAAGGTGCTCCTGCTACAGAAAGAAGTTTATCACCGTATTTCAGGTTGCCAAATAATGCACAGGCTAAAGTATGGGTACCAGATGCAAAATGTATACGTACCAGCGCTTTTTCTGCACAAAAAACCTGTGCAAACACTTTATCAAGCACTTCACGGCCTAAATCATCGTGACCGTAACCTGATACTGTATAAAAATGCTCCGGGGCAACTTTATTATCAAAGAATGCCTTTAAAACTTTCCTCTGATTAAAGTCCCTTATATCGTTAACTCTTTCAAATTCCTTTTCTAATGCCTTTTCTGCCAATCTAAAATCATAATTCAT